GAGATTTGCACCGTTTCACGATTGTAAACGACTCCGATCACAGTATATTCCGTGGCCGTCGAGTCAGTCGCAATCGTGAAACGGTCACCGGCAGCGATGGGCTGCACGGTGTCCGAAAAGCTGTCTACCGCCATCGACTTTGCACCGCTCGCATACCCCGTCGCGTTGTTTACCGCGCCGGTTATGGTCTGCGATGCCAAAGACAACCAAGCGCGGTGGCCGTTGGCCTGCGCGTAAGTTGTAACTTCAGCAACGGTGCAATAGGTCGATTCTGCCATGGGGTTTATACCGCCGCTATGGTAACGACATTCATACTAACGACGTGCCATTTTTGATTGATTGCGATCAAATCAAGGGACGCGCCGACAAATGCCCCGAAAGTTGCGGTGTCTTTCGCTCCGCCCGTAACCCCGTCATCCAGCAGGTTTGTCGCTGTGATTACGTGCGCGTAAGCTGACTGATTCAGCACTAAAAGGCGGTAACCTTCCTGTGCTGTCGAAGGCGCTGCGAGCGTCATGGCCGCCGCTGAACCTTTTGTCAGTTTTGCGATGTTGTACGGGTTGGCGAAAGTTATCGCCCCGTCAGTGCTGTAAGTCGTAATAGTTGGCTTTTGAATTTCGGCCAGTTTAGCCGCAAACCCAGCGCTTTGAAACTCCGGGTTTACAGATTCAATCTGCCTCAGTTCTGCCGTGCTGAGTTCTGCCATGGCTTACACCTGACCGATCAGAACAGCGATGTGCTCGCTCTGTACGACCTTAAAGCCCCACACAGCCGCGACTTCAAACCGGATAGCGTTGTAACCACGGTACGCGCGGAAAGTGAACGTAATGCCGGTTACGGGGTCAGTCACCTGCTCGACCATGACCGCGAGGTCACCCATGCGCGGAGTGGCAGGCGCGCGAGTTGCAAACGCAAGGGCGTTGCGAGACAGCGCAAAGTTTGCTGTATAGCTGTCACCGATTGTCATTTCGGTAGTATCGGGGACAAGCACGCGAATGCCTGGCTTACCGATCACAATATCGCCTGACGTTGCAGTAAGGCCGGTATTGACGACATATTTGTTGTTCGCGTCTGTCGCGAAAGTTACAACGTCACCGGCCTTGATACCTGTGCTGTTTACAGTACCGCCGTCGAGGGTGATGGTAGTCTGGCCTACTGCCTCGCCTGAACCGTTGTTCACGTCGTAGCCAGTGCCCGCGCCTTTAGTGTGAGATTGAACGCCCGCCGATTCGCGAACGCCAAAACCGACCACAGGCAGCAGCAGACCGTTTCGCAGTGTCTGGTCCGACCCATTGTTCTGAACGGTCATCAGGTTCGCGAGTGAACGCAGGTTTACGCCCGCTGTCGTGTTGATAATCAATGACCGGTAGTTCGGGTCATTCTTGCCCGGTGCGCCGTTATCGTCGAGAATCTTTTTGAGCTGTGCGGCTTCGGCCAGAGACGCCGCAAACGGCACTGCGCTGGTCGATCCATAAGCGCGTGACGCGCCTTGATACGCGGCTGTGCAGATGTCCGTCTCCATTTGGTTAATGAGCGCGCGAACGCCCTGCGCGATGCGCTGCTGCAAAAGCTCTTCAGCCATGCCGCCCAAACCGAGTTCTTCTTCGCCTGAAATAGGGATCGGGGCAGCATAAGACTTAGAAAGCGTCATGTCAACGTATGACATTGTTTCGCCGCCGGTTTCAGGCACCGCCATTGCAGGCGTGATCGCTTCGAGCGTCGCGGCGGGCGCGATAGGTGCACGGATAGTCTGATCTTTTGCCGCCATCGCTGCCGATGCGTCGAGTGACACCGCCCCGAGCGCGCCGACCGGTTCGCGTGATACGGTCTGCATCGCGCGGTAAATCGTGGGGATAAGCCCCGTAAGTGTGTTTGCTATAGCCATTTTAATAACTCCTTAATCCGTAATTTGGCCACCGTTACCCACAAACGCGAATTTCTCCGCATTTGGCAGGCTGTCGAAAGCCGCTTTGCTCATTGAATTTTTAGCCGTCTGCCTCTGTCCGCCGTTTGAGCCGCCGCCGGGTGTGAGTTTGTTTTTTAGAAGGTTTGCGTTGGTTTCCTTCGCAATCCATTTTTTGAAAGCCTCGCTCATGTCGAGTTCCTGACCGTCGATTTGTGCAACCGGTTTCAGGTTGCCGTTGTCGTCAATCAGTCGCGGTGCAGCCTCAGCCTTGAAAAGTTTCATCGTCTGATCGGCGTTGAAAATTTCAGGGTTAGACCCCACCATTTTATATAGTGCATTGTCAAGTCGCTCTGAGTGCAACGCGGCCTGCAATTCCTGCGCCTGCGTTTGCCACTTCTTTGTCTCGTTCGCGACGCGCTCCGCGTCACGCTGCGCTTTTTGCGCGGCAGTCATGTTCTGCGTTTCGAGTTCTTCGAGCCTGCGTTTCGTCTCTTCGTAATCGCCGAGACGCGTTTCATATTCCTGGATTTTGCGTGTAAGCTCGCCTCTGTGCTCTGCGCGGGACTTGCCGATAATAGCCTCAATGAGCCCTTTTGTCTCAATGGCGCTTTCTCCCTCGCCTATCTTTTCCGGTAAAACGACCTCTGTTTTAAGGGTCGGGTGAAAAATCTTGAATCCTGCCGGCGTTGCCGTTTCTTCTGCTGTCATGTGGTTGCCTCTTCTGAGTTGTTTTCTTCTAATGATATGTCAGGAACGTCCGGCCCGCGCTCCATAGACTCTGACGCCATTTTGTCAGCGTCAACGCCCGGGAGCGTTAGCTGTACAATCTCCTTCAGAGTCTCCTGTCTCACTGCCGGCTCGCCGGTATCATACAGCCGGTAGAGTTTCACGAGGCGGTCATTCACGTCGTCGCCCTGAAACTTTTTGCTGTACTCAACCTTTACCGCCTCGGCGGCGATGTTTGAGCCGTCCCATTTTGACGCTGTGCGAATGATGAATTCTTCACACTCGCCAAGCGCCGTTGACATACCTATTAAAAGTGCTTCTGTTTTTTCAAACTCTTTGCCCAATGCCGCGCCGCTCTGCACATAGCTTTTGTCGCGGTCGATGTCCATTCCTACCTTGCGGAATATTTCGAGCGCAAGCATATTGCGCGCTTCCTTGTACGGCGTGATTTCCTCGAGCTTTGCCCCGGCGAAAAACGGAGCCTGGCTCATCGACCCGTTAAAACCGACGAGCGGAGAATCAGACAGACCCTTTTTCTTGATCTCTGCCGGCAACTCGTCTTTGTTCAGGTAAGGGAAAAACAATGTCTTAAACGTACCGCTTGCGAGCATTTCTTCAAAATAAGACAGAATCGAATAGTCAAGACGCGACAAAATAGCCACGTCTTCAAACGGGCTGTCAGAAATATAGTCGTCGTCAACGTCGCGGGCGTTCACGAAGTGAAAAGGCACGTAGCCGACGGGGTGAGGCGTCGGCTCGCCGGGCACAACTTTCAGCCCGCCGGTCTGTTTGTTGTGGACGATCTCAAAATCCGTGAAATCTGTCTTTGTCCACAACCGGTAAATAGTGCGCTTTACGGGCTCGGCGAGCGGGCTTGCTTTTTCAATCCGCGAATCGTCAAGCAAGACCCATTCGAGGCTTGAAAACTCATCCAGCGCAAAGTCGCGAATTTGCCAAGGCTGATACCAGCACGCGTATGGATTTAGCTTTGCCGCTTTGCGGTCAGCTTGCGTCGGATACTTCGCAACGTCAAAGCGCGGCGAATCGACAAGAACGCCGACCGTGTACATAAACCCAAGAGTGCAGACCGATTGCATGAATTTGTCGAGGCTCTTTCGCTTCGATGCGCGCTCAACAATGTACTCCATGCCAGGCGGGTAGCTCCGCTCTGGCTCATGCTTGAAAACGAATCCTGTCAAAAGATCAATAATGGGCTGCACGAAATTGACGTACACCGAACGCTTGACGCGTTTTTCATACGCCACAGAATACTCTCTGTCGTGTCGGGTTAAATGGTTCCCCTGGATGTACTGAAACCCGCCTTTGTACGAGTCGTCGAGCAGACGGTAAATCTCCTCTTTCGCGGCAAGTTTGCCGTGTCTACGCGTGGCGATTATTTCGAGGGGGTCTTTCACTGTGCATAATACGTTCCCCGCCGGTTACGGCACCGCTGCACCTTACAGGATACTTTGTCAACTACTATTCTGCCCCGTAAAACTCAGGGCCGGCCCCGCCGCCGACAAGCTCAGACACTGCCAGCGCCATAGACATAACCACGTCATCGTGGTAACCCGCTGGCGCATTGTACTGCACATGGCCTTTCGGGGTTTTCTTAGCCTCAAAAATCGACAATTCATGGACGATTTCGGGCAAATGGGGGAATGTTATTTCGCGCTTTTCAATCGCAAAAATCAGGCTTTCTACCAGGTGCGTTTTAACCGGCATGGTGATTTTGACAGGTGACACGTTCAGCCCGGCCCGGTTCAGCCGGTCGTAAACTGGGTCGCCAACACCGGTCGCGTCAAGCCGTACCCGCGCGCGGTTGTACTTCGCGGCAAGCGAGGCAATTCGGCCCTCTATCAACGGCCAATCAATTTGGTTGAACCGCTCAAACGCCACGAGGTGACGCCGCTCCACGTCCCACACCGTCAAGACCGTCCAGTCAACGTGCTTGGCAATATCCGCCCCAATGAGATACAACGCCCCGGCTCGCGGCGGCTCCAATTCGCCTTTGAGGCACTCGCGAAAATCCCGAAACACCTCGGACCCGGATTCTAAGAACTCCGCAAGATATTCCTGCCGGAAAATTGCCTCAGATGTCGTAGCCCTGATTTTCTCAAACTCCGCACTGTCGAAGAACGGCGAGGCGTTCGACGGTGCGTGATGAAACGAAAACTCGTCGTCACGCTTTGCCTGTTCAGCCAGCAAATAAAACCAATTCTTGCCTTTCGGCGTGCCGATAAAATCGCACCCGCCTTGTCTGACTGCGAGCATCGGGCGCACTGCCTCAGCCCATACACTATCGTGTATCGTTCCGCACTCATCAAGCGTTGCGCTCGTGAGCGTGTCGCTTTTAATGCTCGTGGGGTCATCAGAGCCTTTGTAGTGAACCCACCCGCCGGAAACGAATTGCGCTTCCATGTGCGTGCGGTTTACCTTAGTCAGAAAAGTGCGGTAGTCTTTAAGCAGGCGCTCGAATTGTGTACGGGCCTGCGACACGATAGGAGAAACCCAATAATGGTTAGCGTCTTTCGTTAATGTGAGCTTTCGCACCATTCGCAGCGTCGCAAGCGTGCTTTTGCCGTACTGCCGGCCGATAACACCGACAGTGTGTCGTGACGAAAGATTGAAATATTTGAACTGATCGCCCTGGGGTTTGTGGGGGAGATACAGCGTCACAGGAAAACGCGACGCAGCCAGTCAATAAAACGCTGCCAGGGCGTTTTTGCTTTGAGACTGAACGGGTAAATCTCCGGCGCTTCGACCTCGTGGCCGCAGCATTCGCCGGGCGCGTGTTTCACTGCTCCGGCCATTTGATCTCTACCGGCCCGCCGTTTGCGCCTGTGTGCTCCATCGGCTGTTTTGCTTTTCCGTAAGCCCTGTCGAGCAGGAGTTCAGCCGCCCGCACGTTGCCGGCCGCAGCCTGCGATCTTAGACGTTTCAAAATTGCTTCTGCCGCCGTGACTCCGCGCGTTTCCGCTCCTAACACTTCACCAAGCAACTCGTCGAGCTTCGGGATTTTTTTTGGGCGCCCTTTAGGGTTTCCGCTTTGGCCTGGCTTGAACTGATATTTCTTTAGCTGGTTTGGCATACTGTTCTTGCGCTGTTCTACTTTTCAAAAAACGCGCGCACAGCCCATGCGACGGCCTGCACCACAGCAAGCGCCGCCGCCACATAAGTTGCCCGTTTCCACTTTCTGAGGTGCGCGACATACTGCCGGTGAATCTCACTTTCTGTGTGCGCTTTGATCGCCTCGCGAAACATTTTGCGCTGTTTTTTTGGTGTTACGAGACGCGCTGTTTTTGGTTTCGTCATTCTGCGTCCGGCTCCGCTTCATGGCGTTCTACTTTTGTTTCACTTTTGCTGCGTTTCGCCGACGCCTTCGCGCGGTTTGCCTCTACTGCTTCGACAAGCTCAGTCAAGAGCCCGGCATAAGGTTCAGGAACAGGCTTGGCAAGCCGGGCCTTGATTTGCGCAAGGCGTTCGTCAGTCATTGCCGCTTCTGCCTTTTTGTGGCGCCCCGTCAACTTCTTTGCTGTTCGCGTCAGCCGCTTCTATCTTCGCCACCATGCGCCGCACAGAGTCAAGCCCGCGTTTGCCAGCGATACAGTCAAACAGATGCGCCCGGCTGCGCTTCACCGCGCGCGCCGCTTTTGTGTACTCGCCGAACTTCTCTTTTGCCCGCTCGTCGAGATACCGGCGATAAGCCTCGTGCACCGCGACGTACTTTTGCTCGCACGCCTCTAAGGTCTGTTTTTTCACGGCACCCGATACCACTTTTAGAGGCGGCGTGTAAAGTAAGTTTTTTTTCTTGTCTGAGCGATAAACCGGCTACGGGGCCGGGTTGCACAGCCTGCACCGCTGCACCACATATTTCAGCCCCTAAGACCTATATACCATATTTATATATGGCTATATGCACCTAATACAGAAAAACACCTAAAGAGTTTATATAAAAAAGATGTGGTTCACTGTGCAGAAGGTGAGTTTCGCCCTTTATTTACAGGCTCAAACCGCTGCACCACATCGCCAAATGCACAAAGACAAAAACGCCCTTTTTGTGGTGCAACCGCCGCCCGCCTCGTATCGGTAAACGTGTGTTTATCGTTTTTTGACTGCCTGAACCACAAAAACCGGCAAATGTGATTGTGCAACCTGCCTTGTGGTGCAAAGTCTTTGTGCAGAAAAAACATAAAAAAACTTGACGCCCTGACCTGGTTTGTGCATATTCTTATTACCGGGCCGGGTGGCTCGGTAGGGGAAGGAAAAGATGAAAAAAGTCACATTAGAAGAGGCGCTAAACTCCGGCGCGTGCTACGACGCCGACCGAATAAAAGCTCTGTTCGGCAAACGCAAAACGCTAACCATAAAACAAATTGCCGCGCTTGACATACCTGACACCGATAAGGTATGGGCCTTAACACGCCCGCACTTTCTTGACACAAAAGAAAAGGCTGTCCGTTTTGTGGTTTTCTGCGCTGAGCAGTGCGTAGAAATTTTTGAAGCGCAGCGCCCCGACGACAAACGCCCGCGAGCAGCAATTGAAGCGGCAAAAGCGTGGCTTGAAAGTCCTTCTGATGAATCTGTGGAGGCTGCGGATGCTGCTGCGGATGCTGCTGCGGATGCTGCTGCGAGGGCTGCGTGGGCTGCTGCGGATGCTGCGGATGCTGCTGCGAGGGCTGCGTGGGCTGCTGCGGATGCTGCTGCGTGGGTTGCTGCGAGGGCTGCGTGGGTTGCTGCGGATGCTGCTGCGTGGGTTGCTGCGGGTGCTGCGAGGGCTGCGAGGGCTGCGAGGGCTGCTGCGTGGGTTGCTGCGGGTGCTGCGGGTGCTGCGAGGGCTGCGAGGGCTGCGAGGGCTGCGAGGGCTGCGAGGGCTGCGTGGGTTGCTGCGGATGCTGCGATGGATGCTGCGATGGCTGCACAGGTCAAATTTCTTGTAAAACTATTAACAGAGGGAACATGAAACAAAAAAACTATGCAGCAAGCCGCGCCCACGTTTGGGCGTTTTGCGAACCGTCGGAAGACCTGACACGGGCGGCGAAGAACCCGTTCAGGCGGCAGTCAGCCGAGCAGGCCGAAGGTGTGGCGATTCACGCAGCGATACACGCTGCTTTTGACGATGCGGTGAAACTCAGTGACGACAACAGGACCACGCTCGAAGCGTCAGACGATGCGGCCGATGTTGTCGATTTTTGTGTTAAGGTCATTCACCATCTGACACACGCGCAGCAAAACCTGCCCGACCTGTACTTTGAGCAGGTAGCAGACTACCGCAACGACAATCTTGAAATCGCCGCCCGCCCTGACCTCGTGCTGTACGACCGCACAGCCAAAAAGCTGACGGTCGTCGACTACAAGACCGGCTTTGTACCTGTCGAAGCAGAGGGCAACGAACAGCTAAAGATCTATGCGCACGCTTTTGCGGCAAAGCACAATCTGACCCCTGCCAGCATTGAGGGCGTTATCATTCAGCCCCGCCTCTTACAGATCGAATACGCGCCGATACACTATGACCCCGACTTTTTCGAGAACCTGCATACCGAGCTAAAGAAACGCGAGGGCCGGTTTATTGTCGGCGCGCACTGCAAAAACTGCGCTGCGCTGACGACGTGCAAGCTATTTCGCGAAACGGCGGTGAAGTACTATGAGCCGCACCTGCGCGACGGCCTGACCAGCCGACCCGAAGAGTGGCAAAAGCTCATAGCAATTGCCCGCCCAGCAAAGAAGTTTTTTGAAGAAATACTTGACGAGGCTAAAAACTACCTTGAGATGGGCGGCGCGCTTAAAGGCGTGGGGCTGACAAAATCAGCCGGAAAGCGCGCGTGGTTCAGAGAGATAACGCCCGACGAGATTGCGGAAAAAATCGGCGTCCCGGTGGACAAGTTGATTGACCCGCCGAAGATCAAAAGCCCGGCACAGGCCGAAAAGCTTTTGAAAAAAGAACAGAAAGCTGTGCTGCGTAGCTTAGTCTATCAGCCGCAAAACCTATCAGTCAACCTGGTAGACGAGACGAATTTTTTAAGCGCCGGCGACGGTGCGGAGAAAATTATACGGGTAAGCGAGGCGTTGAGCCACGTTTTGCCCGGAAAAAATGACAAGAAAAAAGGAAAGGAAAAAGACAATGGCAAGAACAAAACAGTTGGAAAAAAGCCCGGCAAAACAGCCGGCAAAAAGTGAAGCAGCGAAACCCGCACAGGTAACGGTCGTAGGTGGCCCCGAGCTGATTGTGACGAAAGCAACCGACAAGGGCGTGTCCTGCGTCGTGCGCAACGTGCGTCTGACCTGGGTATTCGTCAAAGACTTTCGCGAGGATAAAAACGATTGGCGCAAGGGCACAAAAAGCGTTACGCTGCTTGTACCGAAAAAAGGCGCACAGGCGTTTCAACGCCAATTGGCCGACGCCGTAAAGCAGACAATCGCGCTCAACAAAAAGATCGTTGAGATCGAGGCGAAAAAAGAAGCTTTCGCGGCGGCATTGGCAGTAAACGCCGAAGGCTCACTGCTCAAAGACGGCGATGAGTCACGCGACGCAGGCGGCAACCCGCGCGCAGAGCTGGCCGGGTGCCTGACCTGGCAGGTCAAAAAATCAGCCTTTCGCGACGCCAAAACCGACGCTTTCGCGGAAACGTACCCCGTAACCTTTCACGACGCAGCGGGTCGCCCCGTGACACCTGAGTTTATCGACCGCGAGTTTTACAGCGGCGTTTACGCTGACGTAGCCTTCACTTTGGCGACATACTCGACGAACGGCAACGAGGGCGTGACAGCGTACCTGAACGGCCTGCGCAAAAACCGTGACGGCGAGCGTATCGGCAGCTTTGACCCGTTCGCGGGCGTGGCACCGGCAGGCGCGGCAGACAACGGCACTGACGGCGTGGATTTTCTGTAAAGGTTGAAAGACCTTTAAGCGTTTGCCTGTGCGCATCACAGGCATAAAAAAGCCCGGCGGGTAAGAAGCGCCGGGCTACAAGGAGCTTTACATGAGAAGTGAGGACACGACCGCCGTCGTAAAGGCAGGCAGTCAAGAAGAAAATGCGGTGGCGTTTGAAACGCTTTTTGACCCGCTGTACGCACAACGCTACCGCCTGGTGCGCGTTGAGATATTCCCGACCAATGCCCCCGATACGCGCGAGCCGCGCGGCGTGGCGGTTTTGAAAAACCGTGGAAAGGTTTACACGTCGGTTTTGTGGGTGCGTCACGGTAAATGGATTTTTGGACAGCCTGTGTATGCGGGCGAGGCGGAAAAATGAACGTAGAAGAAGCAAAAAAAGTAGCTGAGGCAATAAAACGCGTCCAGCTAAATGAGCTAACAAGCGTGAATGAAATTGTCAAAATTCTAACTGCCGAACCCGCTGCACCGGTAGAAAAAGAATACCGCGCGGGCGAGTGGGTGCCAAAATTTGGTATGAAGTATTGGCATTACGATGCGGGGGCTGCTGTCGATTGGGAGTTGTGGGACGGATATGCAATTGACGACGCTCGGCTGAGTGGCGGCAACGTCTTTCCTACCGAAGCAATCGCCGAGGCAGCAAAGAAGCACGCTGAGTTTTGGCGGGCGTTTGATATGGCTGATGAGGGCGGGAAAGTCAGCATATGGGTTTGGACTACTGGGGGGCTTCACGTATCAGCAAATGATTCTAAAGACTCAAACCCGCGTTGGCAGTCAATAGACTCTGCCCGCGCATGGGTAGACGCTCACGGCGGCGAGGCGTATGTGTCCGAGATGCTGACAAAAGGCCGGGTATTCCGGTTTAAGTGGGGTGGGGGATGATCTGCAACTGCCTTAAAGAAATCGACGAGCGCGTAAAAGAACAGACGGGCGACCCCGATGCGGGCATAGATTTCGCGTTTACGATGTCTGGTAAAAGCTTCCCGCGTATCTCTTACACGTACCGAAAGAAAAAGCGCGACGGGACATTTAACGCGAAAGAAGCCGAGGGCACAATCGTGCCGACATTTTGCCCGTGGTGTGGTGTGAGATACGAAGGCGGTGCAGTATGACCCTCGAAAAAATCCGCGCAGCACTGCCGACACATATCATGCTGACGCCGGGGGTGCATAAATTAAAGGTAGGCGACGAAGAAGGATACGAAGATAGGATTGAAGAACGCGACTATTGGGCGCGTATTCACGACAGCCTCGCGGGATTGCCGGTAAATACAGAATTAACCCGCCGCCCCATTCCCCCGCACATTCTCGACAATCAGGCGTGGTGGGTTTTGTATGATAGACTGGGGACGGTGCCACCAAAGGAAAAAGGGCATATCTTGTTGCCAAAATTTGGTGGCATAGTTCCGAGTTTTGCGGTCGATTGTTTCGGCGAGAGAAAATTTCCAGACGATGAACACGCATATCAAGCGGTTATTCATTTAGGTGGCGACAAAGAAGTTATCAAGCGCCTAACCGAAGGCCGTCTTTACGATAAATGGCTTTTAGAACAAATGGAGGATGTATGAGTTACGCTAAAAATTTTCAGACGGTCGAGGAGGCAAAGCCTGATTATGCGGTCGCAGGACAGCCGGTGTATATACACGCTGCTGATGTCGCCCGGTTATTTCGGTTACATTTTGAATTAATGAATCAAAATGAATACGGAGATATTGACGCGGGGCATAGATTGATTATGTTCAGGAAAAAACTGATCGAATGGGAGTCACTATGACGGACTTGAGGAAAAATGATATACAACGAAAAAGCGCACGCTGAAAAGATTGCCGCTAACCGTGCAGCGAAGCTCGCAACGCTGCACGGCACGACGACGGGGTACAGTTATTATAGGTGCCGCTGCCCGCGCTGCACTTTAGCCAATGCGCGCTACAAGGCAACCTGGCGCGCGGCGAAGCTGGCCGGTGTGGCGGAACAGGTGCAGCGGCTAAGGCTTGTTAAGAAACAGAGAGAAAACGAAAGGAAAATATGGTAAGAACATGAAAAAAGAAGCATTCTGCATAGTTGACATTGAGAGCAAAAGCCGCACGCCGATTGATCGCGGCCCGGCAAACTATTTCGCCGACCCTGACGCGGGCCTGATTTGCCTTTCTTATCAGATTGTCAGTCGGACGAAAGCGGGGTTTACGGCAGGCAAACTCAAGACCGTGTGGCTTGACGGACAAGCCTTACCCGCTGCGCTGCCTGCGGAGTTGAAAAACTTTGCGGGGCAATTTGTCGCGCATAATTATTTTTTTGAGTGGTCAGCCTTTAAGCGGTTTGCGCCGAAAACGTTTTTGGCTGACCTCAGCCGCTGGGTGTGCACGCAGGCAATGAGCCGACGCTTTGGCCTGGCTGCGCCCCGGTCGTCTTTGGAGCACGTCGCCGCGCTCCTGAAACTGCCAGTGCAGAAAAACGAAGACGGCAAACGGCTCATAAACGCCTACTCCGTGCCCGACAAAAAGACAGGCGGATTTAACGCGATACCGACAGCCGACCGCGCCGCCTGGTTGAAGTATTGCGCCGATGACGTAGAGGCTGAAACCGCGCTTTTTATCCGGCTGTGGCCTAAGTACAGCGACGACGAAAAGGCCGTCTTTGAGGCTGACAAAAGGCAGCAGGCGCGCGGCGTACCGATTGACCTTGCGGGCGTTGACGCTATGCTGAAAGCCGAAGAGAAGTACAAGGCCGATGCAGCAAAAGAGGCAGAACGCATCGCCGGGCGTAACGACGCCGGGACGCTGATTCTATCGGGCACAGGCGAGTTTACCGCGTGGGTGAAGCGTGAGTACAAAATCGACCTGCCGAACGCACAGGCGGGTACGCTTGCCGAATTGCTCGCAGGCGACCTGCCCGCGTCTTTGCGCGAGGCAATTGAAATCAGGCAAGCGCTCATGAGCCGGGCGGCGGGCAAGGCGGCGAAGCTCAAAGAGCGCACGTCGGCAGACGGCCGGTACTATAACCCGTCGACATACGGCGCGGCGCATACCGGGCGGTGGCAATCGTGGGGCGCAAACTTTTTTAACTTCTATAAATACCCGGTCAAGTCTGAAGAGTGGGAAGTCGTAGCGAAAGAACAAATCAAACGCCCGACGCGTCGGGGGCTCGCGTCTCTTCAGCGGGGCTTAATCGCTGCGCCTGCCGGGCGTTCGCTAATAACTTCAGATTGGCGCGGCATAGAAAAATATCTTGCGCTGTTTTATTGCGGCGATAAAGAGAAATTGCACTTTTTAGAAACGGGGCAGTCTCTGTATTTGCGCTTCGGCGAAAAACTCTTCGGCCGCAAGATAACAAAGAGCGACGAGAAAGAATACAATATATCAAAAATCGCTGAGCTTAGTCTGCAATACGCGACCGGGTGGCAGAAATATATTGGTATGGTTAAGCAGCAGTCGGGGCTTGATTTAGATGAGACGACAGCCCGGCGCACGGTTGACGCGTGGCGGCAGGATAACCCGCTAATTACGCGAGCGTGGAAACTTATCGACGCCGCGTTCAAATCGGCCCTAGCTGGGCGTCCAGCGGAGTGGGCGGGGTTTAAGTTTTCCCGCGCAGGGTCGGCGACTGTCGTCGTCACGATGCCGAATGGGTATGATCTTTTTTACCCAAACCCGTTTTTTCGCGGTCGCGATTTATTTTGGCTTGTGGATGGTGAAGAGAAGAAAATTCACGGCGGGTATTTGCTCGAAAACTTTATGCAGGCGCTCGGTGCACAACTTTTGCGTCCGGCTCTTGTTAAGTTGGAAAAACATGCAGAGGTCGGCGCATTCGGTAAAGGCGGCGGTGTTGTGCTGCACGTGTACGACGAAATCGTGGCCGAGGCCGACGACAAAAAGGCGGCGAAGGTTGCAAAACTGATTGCCGACACGATGCGCGAGGCCCCGCCGTGGGCTCCGGCTATGCGGTTGGAAGTTGAGCAGAAAATAACGAAAAGGTGGGGGAAATGAAAAAAGCAAAAGACATAAAAAAAGTTACGGTCATGGGTTGGGGCGCGTATAGAATCGGCGACACCGTAGGCGGCGGCAAAGTCGCTTCTATTGAAGCACACATTGACCCTGCGCTCGTCGTGACACTAAAAGACGCAAAAACTCACGCGCTCATGCAATTTGTTGGCGTGCCGTTTGCTTTGGAATTTTAGCATGCGATACATGGGGAGCAAACGGCGAATCGTAAAAGACATTTTGCCGATCATTCTTCAGCATAGACAACCGCGCCAGACTTTTGTCGAGCCGTTTTGCGGCGGGTGTAATGTTACGTCTGCCGTAAGCGGCGAACGTATTGCGGCCGACATTGATGCCGATCTAATAGCGTTCTGGAAAAAAATACAGGCCGGCTGGACGCCGCCAAAAATAACGCGGCAGAAATATGTCGACTTGCGCACCGGCAACGGCCCCGATTATTTGCGCGGGTGGGCGGCTTACGGTTGCAGCTTTCGGGGGATAAAATGGGGCGGATTTGCCGGTATTGTAAAGAGAAAGAACGGAAAGCTCAGCGACGAGCAGGCGGCGCGTTTGCGGGGTGTCGCAAAGCAGGTGTCTGCGCTCGCGGGCGTAAAGTTCGTCACTGCGCCGTTCGACCGCTTAAAAATCCCGCCACGCTCTCTGATCTATTGCGACCCGCCTTATGCCGGGACAACAGACTACGAAACAAAGTTCGACCACTCCGTCTTTTGGCGATGGTGCCGGGAAAAAGTAAAAGAAGGGCACACCGTTTACGTCAGCGAGTACGCCGCGCCAGACGATTTTGTATGCGTGTGGTCGAAAACTATTATTAAAAATCTGCACACGGGGCCAGGGCGGGAACGCACGGAAAAACTTTTTGTGCACGAATCGCAGGCGGCACAATGACCCCCGCGCTCATTATCGCCGTTGCCGTTGGCCTCGCCCTGATCGTCGCCGGCGTTCGGGCGAACAAAAAGAAGAAACGAACGCCGCCCGTCATTCGGTCGGTGAGTATTGAGAAAAAAAGTTGACGCGTTGCGGCGCGTTTGGGTAAGGTTACACATGACAGAAAAAACAACAAAAATAACACTGACGTGTTTACGTCAGGATTTTGACATTTTTTGCAAGCAAACGGCCGGGTTTGTGAAACCGTTCCTTGACTGGAAAAAGAAAGAAGCTAAAGCAAAGCCGAAAGCGCGCTACGTTCCGAACAGCGTTTCCGCAGGCGTCGGCCATAACCCATTGACAGACCAGGCGACCCCGAAAGGATATAAAAAGCCTGAAATCCGGTTCCCGTTTTGGGGGTTTTACATCGAGCGTGAAGACGCGGCGGGGCGGTACAAGTTTTTCTGCCCATTAATACTGACTCGCGAGGTTCAGGCGACGACCCCGAAACCCTTTCTTATCGGCGAGCTTTTGGCATTTTGGGACAAGATGCCCAAAAAATCAGGCGGAAAGGTTGAAATTGGCGATTATGTTTTCGACATAGTAGGGGCGGGATAAAATGGGCAGACCAAAAGGAAAAAAAGACAGCGCGCCGCGCGCAAGACGGGGTACAGCGTCAGCTATGCCCGCACCTGAGCGCCTGACGATGCGCGAACGGCGCGTAAAGCGTCAGCTTAAAGACATTGTGCGCGACCTTGTACACAACGACTGGTATATCAAAATAGGTCTTGGCGTCTCAGGCATACAGCTTGCCGTTACGTTTGCTTACATTACGCCGTCGTTTTTCGGCTCTGCTTTTTCCGTCGTCTCAGCAATCGGCAAAGCGGCGTTTATTGAAGCTGGTGTGTGGCTTATCAATCGGACAATCAGCCACGCGCGCGCCGTCCGCGTTCACCCGGCATGGCAAGCCGGGCTGTGGGGTGTGCTCCTGACACTCATGTTTATCTCAATGCGCGCTAACCTGCGTTACGAGTGGGAAAAACGTGTCGAGGTGAAATATCCGAAAGGGCAGTGCGTCGCGTATGACTCTGACGGGGCGTGCGAGCGTCGGGAAAAAATCAGCGTGAACGAGGCAAACGTCAGCGAATACCTGAGCCCAGGCGAGCAGTCTGAGGCATGGCAGCGCGGCGGGCTTATCCCGCTTTTGGTCTTTGCGTCAATCCTGATTGGCCGGGTCATGCTTTCGGCCAAAGACGGGTTTGAGCGTGAAGAGGTGCAAAAGATAAACAAAGCGGAGCGCGACATCCGGTATAGGGAGCGCAAGAAAAAAGAGCAGGCGACGCTTGAAAAAGAACTTGGCGCGCCTGCGGGGCCGACCGATGCCTAAAAACACAAAACTTGAGCGCGACTGCGTAAACGCTCTTATCCGCGCAATCCGCAAAAACTCGCCCGATGTCTACGTCTTTGTCGACCGCGACAGCGGCGCAACGCGGCATACACTCAGCGGGTGGGATTTTCTGGTTAGCCGGGGCGGATACACGGTTTTTGTCGAAGCCAAAATGGGCACGGGCCTTTTGTCCGACTGGCAAAAGCTGACGCAGGCCGAAATTACCCGCGCGGGGTCGCGCTATGTCGTATTGCGGTTTTCGGATACGGGCAAAACTTTCGTGTGTTCTAACATGAACGGCGTTCACAGCGTCGCCGGGTTTCGGGCGGAAAAGTTTTTTGCGAAGGGGGCGAAGTGAAAAACACTAAAAACAAAATACTGATAGCCTGCGAAGAGTCAGGCCGGGTGCGCGACGCATTCCGCAAACGTGGTTTTGACGCCGTGTCCTGCGACATACTGCCGACACGCTCAAAACCAGAATACCACATTCAGGGCGATGTTTTGCCTTTGCTGCGGCTACCCTGGCTGGCCGTTATTGCTTTTCCGCCCTGCACCGACCTTGCGTCGAGCGGCGCGAAATGGTTCGCTGAGAAACGCGCTGACGGGAGACAGCAAAAGTCCATAGAGTTTTTTATGGAATTTACCGAAGCTAATTCCGATTTTATCGCTATCGAAAACCCGGTCGGCATTATGTCGAGTAAATACCGCAAGCCTGACCAGATCATTCAGCCCTGGCAATTCGGCCATGAAATGTCAAAAACGACGTGTTTGTGGCTTAAAGGTTTACCTTTGTTAACCCCTACAAAGACCGTTTCAAAAGGTGAATTTGTGGTTTTCGAGAGCGGAAAGAAAATGGCAAAATGGTACGCAGACGCAGCGCGTTTGCCTAAAGAGCAGCGCAGCCAGGTGCGATCTCAAACCTTCCAGGGCATCGCTGATGCGATGGCAGCGCAGTGGGGCAAGGTCTTAAAAGGCAAATAATGCCCCTGCAAAACATTGACCCGCTGCACTACCAGCGCGAGGCCGCCGACAAGGCACTGGCCGCGCTGACCAACCCGCCACATAAGGGCGTGCGGGGTTTTTTCATCGGTGACAAAATGGGCCTCGGCAAAACGGTTGAAGCTCTTATGATTGCCGACGAGATACCGAAAACAGATAATTTAATCGCTGTCATTTGCCCTGCGTTTCTCGTGCCGAAGTGGCGGCGCGAAATTACGGAAAAATGCCCGGTCAATCGTCCTTACCGTTTTGTCGTTGAGTCATTTTCGAGCCTAACGGACGCCGCGACGCTGCGTAAATTCTGCTCGCGTCGTTACGATTTGATAATTTTTGACGAGGCGCACTATTTCAAAAGCCACAAAGCGCAGCGCACCCAGGCGGCTGAAGCAGCGGCGAAGGTCGGCCGTTTTCTTTTATCGCTGTCGGGCACATGGCCGCCTAATAACGTAGGCGACGCTTACACGTGGTTACGAATGGCCGCAAACCCGCTTGCCGACATGAGCTTCGAGTCGTTCGTGTATCGCCACGCGTCTTTCGCAACGCGTACACATTTCGGCCTGCGCCATGAGGGTTTCAGGGATTCGGCCGAATGGCGCGAGGCGTTTGACCCGTACTACATAGGCCGGGAGATCGACGACGTGACGGATGCTATACCCGACGGCCTGCGCCTGTTTGAAACGGTCGAAATGCCTGAGAAGCTCGCCAAAGAGGAAAAGCAGATTTTCGGCGAAATGCTGGCCGCCGCAGGCCACAGCGCACACGACCTTGATTTTATCTTATCGAATGAAGACTATTTCGAGCAGATTCTGGCAACCGTGCCCGACTTTTCGCGCCTGGCTGAGTTTCGCAAGCGTCAGGGTTTTGTCAAGATACCGGCCGCGCTTAATTGGCTGACTGAGGCCCGCGAGGAAAAAAAGAAAATACTCGTTTACTGTTATCACAAAGAGGTTGCGGAAAAGTTCTTTGCTGAGTGTCGCAAAAAAAGCTTTCCGGCCCGTGTCGTTCATGGGACAAACTCAGACGCCGCCGAACGTGAGCAGATGCTGCACGCAGCGCAGCAGGAAGACGACATTATATTGATAGTAACGATTGACGCCGCGCGCGAGGGCGTCGATTTGATCGGCTTTGACCTGACGCTTTTCGTCGAATACGATTGGCGACCGTGGGCATTGGAGCAGGCTGAAGGGCGCACGCGGCGCGTCGGGCAGAAAAACGCCGTGCGGTGGGTGTACATGACTTTTGACAAGGGGATTGATAAGGCTATGAGAAAAAAGGTAAGCGCGAAGACGAAAACGATTGCGGCGATAAAGGGTGTATAGTATGACAGACGCCGCCAAACTATTTGCCGCCCTTTTCTACGACACAGACGCCGTACAGCTTCGCGTCATTCACGAACAGGAAAAGCGCGTATTTTTGAACCGCATTTTTCATTCGCCCGACGAGGCGGCAACGTATCTTGAAAAGAACGCGGCAGGCATTGAGCGCAAAAACGCGTTTGCGTGTGTCGGCGTGAACCCCCGTGAAATGTCAGGCGACGGCGAGGTTGAAAAACTTATAAACATAGTTGTGGACATTGACGGCGCACCGCTCCCCGATTGGGCGCATGACCGTGCGGACGTTATTTGTAGTCGCGACGACACACACCACCACCTCTATTTTTGCTTTTCGCCAATGGGCGCAACGGAGCAGAACCGCAAAAAATACAGCGATGCCGTAAAAAAACTGCTTAACCTCACAGGTTCAGCGGAAAAACTCGCGCACGACCCGGAGCGCGTCATCCGTCTGCCCGGATTTACACACGGCAAAACCGGCAAGCCTGCCCCCGGCTATCGCGTCGTTTTTGTGCGCGACGAAATCCGCCGCGAGGCGTTCAACAAAAAATTTGCGTGGTTAAAAGAGACGCGGCAAAGCGAACAGGCTTTACCCGCTGCGTCCGTGCCGACGCCCGCACCCACCGTCAAAGCGTCAGAAAATACGATTGCGTATCTGCACGCGTTGTACGCAAAAAAGCCGACCCGTGCGGCGGGTGATGGTCGGTCGCGTGAGCTATTCTTTATCGGTCTGGATTGCCACGCATGGGGCGTCGAAGAGGCCGACGCGATAAAGCTCGCGACGCGAATCAGCGAGGAAAAGCACGAACCGGCGGAAAGCCTGAAGGTTATCGAACATCAGGTCAAAAGCGCATACAAATACCGTCGCGGCGATTTCGGCTCGCTGCTGAATGAAGCGGCGTCAAAGACCGACCGGCAGCAGGTCGCCGCCCGGCTGAAGTTTGAGCGCATCGGGCGCGCGCGCGACATACTCGCCCGGTTCGTTTACGTCCATGGCGCGGAGCGTCTCATAAACCGTGACACACGCTTTGAGCTGACGACCACGCAGCAAATAAACAACTACATACTTTCGCAGCTTGGCGAACCCGTCACGCTTGCCGACCTGCTGCAAAACTCAGCGGTTGAGACAGCCGACGCGCTTGACTTTGCACCGGGCGAACCTGAGCTGTTCGAGCGCAGCGGTCAGGCAGTGTTTAATAAATACGTGGCCGGCAATGCGCCCGGTACAGAGGGCAAGGCAAAAGATGCCGTAAAAGTCTTTCGCGAACACGTCGCGTATTTATCGACGAGCGAGGCAGAGGAAAAGACGCTTTTAGAGTTTTTTGCATTCATCGCACAGCGACCAGGCGAAAAACTGACATGGGCCCCGCTCATTATTTCCAAAAATACCGGCATCGGCAAGAGCGCGTTGTCTGAATTATCGGCGCAGCTTTTAGGCGCGCATAACGTCGGATACGCTGAAAGCGACGATCTGACCGGGCAACATACCGACTATATCGCCGAAAAGCTGCTTGTGGTCGCCCATGAGGTCGAGACAGGGGATAAAAACGTCATGCGCCGCCTGAAGAGCCTTATTACTGAGCCGCGTGTGCGCGTAATCGCCAAGTACGCCCGCACGTATGAAACCCGAAACTGCGCGAATTTCCTGTTCTTCTCTAACCGTCTGGACGCCATACGCGTTGACGATAACGACCGCCGATTATTCGTTGTGTACAACCGCAAAGAGCCGAAAGAGCAGGCGTACTACGACCGCCTCTTTGAGACGTTCAAAGAGTCGGCGGGGCACATCATGGCCTATCTTTTGACCGTCGACCTGTCCGGTTTTAACCCGCACGCCCGCCCGGCGCACACCGAGGGGCGCAAGATACTGACGGAGCACAGCGAAAGCGAGCTGTCCACCTTCCTGCGCGAATCGTTCGAGCAGCACACCGGCCCGTTTGCCCGTGCGGTCTTTACGTCGCGCGAGGTACTTGACTTCGTGTCACTCGCCGCGCCCGAATCTGCCCGCCGTTACGCGACACAGCGCGCCGTCGCCGCCTGGCTGCAGGAGCGTAATTTTTATTCGCACGACTATTTCGAGAACGTGGACAATGTGCGCCGACACTTTCGGGCATGGTCAAGGCTTGAGAGAAAGGCAGATTTTGAGCGTGCGCGGTTGGTACAGAAGAATGAGAAAAAAGAGAGTTTTATTTAAGGGCGTCAACCCTTAACCGTGCGAAAAACGCGCCATGCGCCAAACAATGCAGCGAGGATTGCTGACGCGAAAAGCCCGCGCTTCAATCCTTGCCACTTTTCGGCGTCGCTTTCCGCTTCGGTCGCTTTTTGCTCTGCCACTTCAACGGCTGCGGCTTGCTTTTTGATCGTGGCCGACGACTCTTTGAGGGCTTTTTTGATAAAGTCTCTATCTGGGCCAGCGGGGAGCCATACATCGACAAGCTCGATGGCTCGCCCGTTTGCCGCCACCTGTTCGGCAGCCTTGACGCTGAGCTGATGCGACGCGCAGCGGGTATCGCATAGGATGCAAAGGCCAATAACAAGAACCCAAGGCAACCAGCGAGAAAGAACGTCACTTCTCACCTTGCCCCTTTACGGCTTTGACGAGCTGAACGACACCGAACGTGAGCAGCATACCGACCGCGCCGACGGCAAGAAACGTGTTGTCGGTAACAATCTTACCGTAAACAGTAAGCGGCACAGGGAAAACCGCTCCTGCGACCATGCACGCTGCGCCCGCAGCTATGCCGAGCCACCGGTATTTGTCCCGCGCGCTCATGTTTTGTGTGATTTTTGCCATGATTTTACCTCTATGATTGCGAATTAAACCCCGCTGCGCTGCGTTTTTCGCGCCGTCAAGCCATAAAAAACGCTAAAACTCTCCGCTCCGCTGCCGACGCTATAAGGGCAAGGACGCGCAAAAACCGGCACGGACGCCAAAAGGGTTTTCAATGATACAGATTAAATTGCGTCGGTACAATGCGGCCGACACCGTGTGTCAGCTATGCGGCGTCGTGCCCGGTTACGTGTGGAAAATGGGCCGGGTGACGGTCACGCAGCGCGCGTTTCACTTTTGCGATGCGTGTGCAAAAATAGTTGACGCGAGCACGGCGGACGGACAGGCGAGTCGATGAAACTCGCCGCCTTTATTTTTGCCGCAACAGGCGTTTACGCCGCTGCCCTGACGCTCTTTCGTGTCGATTATGAGTGCAAGCCATATACGCCTGACGACGAGTGCAGACTTGGGGCGTATGAGGTCAGACTGTATAGCCACAGCAGAACGCCGCACGCGGTAGCCGAAGCTGCGTGCGTGATCGACAAGGGCAGCCGCTACGAGGCACGGCGCGCGTGGTTTCATACCATGCACCGCGCCGACTTTTTCGAGGCCGCGCTTGAGTTCCCCAAAACCCGCAAGGGCTTTGACGACGAGTTTACGGAGATTTGCCGGGTTGAATAGTTAAGAAAAGCCTTTTTCTTAACATAACGCCGCCGCTATGTTAAGTTTATGCTGTTTCTTTTACTCGAAATAATAGACGCGCGTAATGCGTCGGCGACTCTTGCCGTCGTTTGCCCGGCTGTACTTGCGCACACCTTTTTCAATGCGGAAAACTTCGAGCGTGTCGCCATCGGCGAACGTGTCGCCCTGTCCGCCGGGGTCATCTACATGAAACAAAATTGCACCGGCGTCCGTCACCTCGTAACCGTCGATTGACTCGAAATGTTCGCCGCCGTTCAGGGCGAAAGGTACAGGCTCATTTTTCAGCAGCAATTCAAGAATTTTTTCCCGGATTTTTTGGTTCGTCGAACAGTATTTCAGCGGGGCAACGCCTGCCGCCTTGGCAAAGCGCGTGTCACCTTTGTTCGCTTCGGCTTTGATAAAAAACCTGTCAGTGATTGCGCCCGACGCTTTGAGCGCGTCGCGGTATTGCTCCCACGTCAGCTTGATTTTATAGCGCGTGCGAAAATACATAAAAAGCGCAGTCATGAAACACGCCCATTTATTATTTGGGTCTTTGTTCGCAAACTGGCTTACGCGTTCCTGCCCGAGCAATTTTTTTAAGCCCGCTTTTGCGCCGTCGATTGCGTTTTTGATAATGTCTGTCATTTCCTCGCCCTCTTTGCCGATTCTTCTCTGCCGCGTTCGTACCCTACTATCCCCGATAACGTCGCCTGCATATCGCTGAGGCTTTCGGCCATTTTGCGTTGGGTGTCGCTCATGGTCTCAATAGCCTTGGCTATTCGGTGGCCCTCGGTTTCCTGCATCTTTTCAACCTGCACGATTTTTTCGTGGTTGCTTTTCTGTTTACCTTCGAGACGGATTAACCACACGACAAACGCGAGCGCGGCTGCAGATATGGCGTAAATGATCGGCCAAAAAGTGCGGATTATTTCGAGTTCTGAAACTGTGTTTGTCATGTTAGCCTCAACATTTAATGTCAAAATAAATATCTGATGTGATCGGCGTCCCGCTACTGTCCAAGCCAGTATAAAAGTCACCAGTCTGATAAACTGGCAGTATAATACTGGCCACACCGGACACCGGGTCATAATGAGTTTGCACCCCACCGTTTACATCACCACCTGCAACCCTTGTAAATGGACGTGTGTATACTACGCCAGTTCTGCCTGTTCCTGAATAAAACTCAATGACTGGCTCTTTCCCAGTACCTATATATATTTCATATCTACTTGGCTCACCTGATGCGTCAGCGTTCGCAGAATTTGCAGGCGCGTATAGCCTGTAACCGTTCGATGTGCTCGGGGTTGTCGATGGCGCTCCATTGGTTTCTGAATATGTACGCACACCGGCCGCCCGCAGGTAGCTGCGATAATTGCCGAGTGAAGAGGGCCCAGAGCCTGTTACGCGGGTGTTTGTAGCTTGCTGGGTTATGTATGTTTTTATTATCCCAGCTTCGGCAAGTGTCGTTTTCTTCCCCGCAAAACTTGCCGCACTGTCGCCGATGACGATAACGTCAGTGCCGACGGGCGTTGACTTGGATGTGAGGCCGTTAATTGCGCCAAAAATCGCGGTTTTTATATTTGCCCATGATATGCGCCGCGTGCCGCCCGTCGTATCTGTCGGCAGCGTGTATGCGTCTGCCATTGTCGTCGTTTCTGTTAATGCTGATATTCTTACGCCCATTTACCACACCTCTATTTCGCTTGCACTTTCGTTTACGATTGCTTCGCCGCTGTCTGTGACGAGAATCGACGCCGACACCAAAGCCCCCGCCCTGTACCGTCTGCCGTTAATCGCAAAGACAAGCGAGCTGTATGCCATCGAGTCGTTATCATAATCCATTGCGGTGATAATCGCCGGTTCGTCCGCAAATTCCCGAAGCGTCAAAGACACTTCTTTGCCAACGTATAAATCAAGCGCCTGGTTTGGGTCTGAGTTATACGCCCGTTTCGCTGTGCAGGTGACTGTCATTAACGGCTCACAAAAAAAGTCTAAATGTGCATCGCCGAAAAAGCGGGCAGCGCCTTCAGAGGCGTACATATATTTTAAGGCCGCAAACGTCGCCGCCGTATGTACGGGTTTCCAGTACTTGATACCGTTATGCTTGCGGACAAGCTCAGAATCTACGTCAGCGGACAGGATGGCCGCTTCATTTGCCGAACGTTTGTATATAAGGTCGTACCCGATAATAAGCCGCGAATCGTCAAAAGTGATCTCGACCAGCCCGCAAATTTCATCGCCTGACAGGCTTTCTGTCAGTGCCGCGCCTGCGTACTCTATGCCACGCCGCACCGTATAATAGCCGTCGTTTTTCTGAAACAATTCAAGACGGCACATCTCGCAAATCTGCCGCACGTAGTCGCGCAGTTTTATGTCATCCTGTTCCCGCACATTTATAATAATTTCAGCCCCCGCCGCCGTATCGCTTGCGGCTAAAATGTCGAAAGTGCCGTCTAAAAGCACGTCAGGCGCGGCGGTCTGAATGGCCGCTTTTAGCGCAGCCGGGCCGGTTGTCGTATCCGGCACCGATACGGTTAGCACGTCGCCATCGGCAAGGGCAACCTCCAAAGGCCGGTCAAGTGTAATTTCGGTAGTGTTCCCCCCGGTCGAATCGGTTGTGGTTGCGACATAGGACGGCACCTTTGACTGTCCAAACCACACAACAGCCCCGTCAGGTATTAACCCCGTGCCGGTCTCCACAGGTATAACGGCCACGCCCTGCGCCACCGCCCCGTTGACCGTAAAGCCTGCGTAGGTTGTTTGGTCGGTTGCCTCTACCGGCCAGTCAAGAAACAGGCCCAACGGCTCGGTGCAGGTAATGACGCAGAGAGAATCGTCTGTCTGCTGCACCGCCTGAATGGTGCCACGGAAAACGACCAGCCCGCGCGCGTCCGTTTCGACGACCTCTAACCCCCGATAGTTTATGAGGGCAAAAAGCCCGGCAGGGGAGAACGGGTTGAAAAAATTGTCGTAGTCACGCAGGGCATAGGTCTTTTGTTTCGCGATCTGTCCGAACGACTCGGAAAGCGACTGCGAAACTTTGACCCCCTGCTCAACGAGCCGGTCTGTGTAGTCGTCGCCTGAGATTTTCAGGGTCATGGCGACCACTCCCGAACGAAGCGCAGCGTCTGCCCGCGCATGAAGGTTAAAAGCGTGTCCGGGTCCACATATTCGAGGGTAAGCTGCGGCGGTGGGCTGAATTGATACTCCCCCGCCCCCGGCGGGTAGTTGGTTATTATTACGTCATTGTCTGACACGTTCGATTCCAGCGGGCGGTCAAGAATCAGTTTTGTGGCCGCTGTGTTGTTTGGCGATGCGCGCAGCACGTAATAACGCTCGCCTGCAATCGTTAAGAAAAGCCCGTTGAAAACCTGCGCCGCGTCGATGGTCAGAAACTCCACGCCCGCCGACTGGTTACCGTTGACCGTCACCGTGCTGCCGTTCATGCCCCACTCGGGGAAAAGCTGCACTTTAACGCCCTTGTCTGTCAGCGTTCGGATATAATCGAAAATCGCACGGTCTGTCGAATCCGTCACGTCATAGACGAGGGTCAGAATCTCTTTGACCCGTGACGGTTTGGTGTAGACCGATACCGGCCCGTTGTCGCCCTGCTGTTCGCTGACGGTTTCTTCATAAGTCACGCTGATTTTGGTGGGCTTGGATATGTAGGCCGTTTTGGCGTGGTAATATGAAACCGCGCTCTCAACATAAGACCACGCACCAATATCGCGACGCCCGCCCGCCGAATTGTAGTATATATTCGACCGGCCTGCTGCAAGGGAGTTTCTGTCATACCCGTTGGTCTGGTATTGCAGCGCATAATCGGTTTCATCTACAAATTTGGGATCATTGAACGTCACCTCAAACCCGAAAAGCGCGTTGGACGATACGCCCTGCACGTTGTCGCGACCGGACACCGTGACGCCCCATGTCGCATCGATGCCGTCGGCGAAAAGGTTGTCCCGTATTTGCTCGTACCCGGTTTGCGATGAATTTAGAATGTAGCATTTGCCGCCGAATGTATTTGAGTTCAGCGAAAAAGCGTTTTGGCTTGCGGGCGTTGTCGTAAAATACGTGTCGCCCTTAAAAAGCGTCGCGCGGTGCGCGCCTGAATCGGCGTCGATCTCCGCCCCGTAGTTGACGCGGCAACCGTTAAGGCTGATCGCTGCCGTCGTGCCGGGCTGCTTCATCGTGCAGTTGTATGCTGTGATGGTGCCGCTGTATTTCACGGCCTGTATGGTGAAGCCGGCGACGTTGGCGCTTATGGTGTTGGCGAAAGCTGTGGAGTAGGCTATTTTCCCAGACCCGCCAACCGCCGTTAACTTACCAAGAAGCGGAGCGTATGAAATATCTGTTACCGATGTAGTCGAGAAGCTTGGCGTCGCCGCAAGCGCCCATGTGTCTCCGTCTGACGAATACGCTATTTGCCCGCCATTACCTACCGCAATGTATTTACCTATCTCTATACAGTATTCAACGTAATTAGCCCGAGCGCCTGACATCGCTGGGGTTCCAGATTGCGTAAATGTGTCTCCGTCTGTTGAATACGCGAGCTTCGGCGTCGAGAATGATCCACCTACTGCGACAAGCCTGCCCGCTTGTTCGCTGTCAGTTATCCAATAAATTGGGTCGCCTGAAAATGAGGGCGCAATAGCTGCGGCCCAATTCATGCCGTCTGAGCTATAATAAACACCACCTGAAAACGTAGTAATATAAAACTTACCAAGACGCTCTGACCAGCAACCACCGAGAAAACTATCACCAGAAAGCGTCGTGTTTGCTCTTATCCATGTACTGCCGCCGTCTGACGAGCTTGCAATAGTGCCGCCATTTGTGGCAACGATAATCAGCGATGCGTCACTATTTGTTAGCACACAGTTTATGTTGTACGAACCGCCCGATATACCTGCCTCTGATATGGATTGCTCTGTCCATGTTGCACCGTCGCTGCTATAAGCGAATGCCCCGTTATTACCCGCGCAGTAGAACTTTCCGGTTGCGTCGTTCCACGTAACGTCAAGCACTTGCGCCGCGCTAAATATAACTGCCTGTTGAGTCCATGTGTCGCCATCTGGTGACGTGGCCACTTTGCCAGATTGCCCAACAGCAACAAATAACTCCAATTTCGGGGCCCATGCAACCGCTTCGATTAGCGTTGTAGAGAAACTCGGTGTAGCCGCCTGTGTCCAAGTGTCCACGGGTGCTGTCAGGCTGCTCGAAATCGTCCCGCTGACCCCGCGTTTCATCTCGGTTGGCTTGGTTATATTAGTGGAGAGCGCCGCGCCGTTATTGATGACGCGGATTTTCTTTGTAGACCCTGCCGCCGTGGCCGCGCTGGCATAGGTCAGTTTTGCTAAAAGCTCTGTGCTGCCGTCGTTTGAGTCGTTGCCGGATGCGGTGTTAAGGTAAACTATGTTGCTGTCTGAATAACCAGGTATGTATTGCCGCGTTGCCCCGGTGTGCGCGCCGGGCTGCTCGTCGAGGGTTAGTGTCGATGTGCGCTTACGGTCGTAAGCGATCATCATTTTTCCCTGGTCTAAGCTCATCTACGCCGCCTGTTCACTTCAGATTGTATCCGGTCAAATTCCGCCACGCTCATCCGGTTTATGGTCGATGTGTCGGAGTCGAGCGCAGCGAGCATATTGACAAGTACCGTGCGCGCGTCATAAAGGATGTCGATCATTTCTGCGTTCTGCCTGACGTTCATTTCGGCCGCGTCCGTCAACCTTTCCTGCAACGTCCGCGCCGCAGTCGCAACGCCCGATGCCATACCGATTGAGCCCGGCAAAACAATGTTTCTGTCCATACCGGCCACGGCCGCGAGGGCCGGGTTTGTAAGACGTTGGCCAAGTGACTGAATGTAGCCGCGCCCAACGTCAATAAATGAGCGTTCGCGGTCAGGGCGGAGCGTCAGGGCTTTGGCGGTGTTCTCGGCTGTCTTGCGGGTGTTTTCTTCAATCGCTATTTGGTTTGCGAGCGAGTCCTGAATAACTGAAAGCAGGCTTTCCGCTGTGCCGGTGTCGCGGGTGATTTCTGAGAAAAGGGTATTACTTGCCCCTATATTCACGCCAGCCGCGCCAGCAACAGACCTTCTGGCTTGAACCAAATTGAATATTGAACCAGACAGCAAATCCTGGCTTCTCTTATTTGGTGAGCGTTGAAAGTTTGAAAGCCTCATTGCATAATCAGCTTCCATTGCGGCCAAGTTGCTTACCGCGCCCGATATGCCACTTACGCCTGCATTGTACAATTCCTGCGGGATTTTGCCAGAATACGATTGTGCTTGCCGTAAGATTTCCGATAACCTTTCTGAAGATATATTTGGCTCGCTCATTTGATTAATAAGAGCCATAAATTGCGCTATTGCTACCGACTGCGCCGCGCGCTCACTTAAAAACTGAGTAATGGCTTCAGGCGTCGCGCCCGTACCGGCAAACAGAGCCCCGCCGCCGATGGTTCCGGCCTGCTCAGTCAGCACGCCCTGCATTAACGCCTGTCGCTGTGCTAAACGCTGCGACTCTATGGCGTTTCTGTCTCCGCCTGCTAAGGTAGCCTGCTGCGCCTGAATGTCTACAAGTCGAAGGTTGCGTGTCAGGTTCTCAAAAGGCAGTTTCGCCGCCGCTTCCTGCAAGGCGAGCATTGATTTTTGATAATTTGCCTGAAGTTCTAAAAGGGCTTTCGCCTCTTCGTCGCGCCGCTTTTGCTCTTCCGCCTCGCGCTGCCGTTCGGCATCCGATTTACCGAAAAGGTCGGTCAATGTCGATATAATACCGCCTGCCGCTGCGATGCCTTGGCCGATAACGCCGAACGATTCGAAACGCTCTGACAGCCCGCCGATGCCCTGAGCGATACCGCCGAAACCGCCTAACGCCTGCCCGATATTCTGCGCCCGCAAAGCTCCTGCGAAGCCGCTCGCGATGGCGTTTGCGCCCTGCATTGTGCGGGCGAATGATTCAGCGTATATTTTCGCATTCTGCCGCGCGTAAGATTCCTGTGCTTTTTGCAGGTCTTCAGCTACCCGCTTTTTCGCTTTTTCGTCTACGTTCGCGAGTTCGTAGATGCGCTTTACCTGGTCTTCGTATTCGCGTTTTGCCGCTTCCTGCTGTGCTGTAACTGTCTCTTCGTTATACTCAGCAATCGCCCCGCGCAGGTCTGCTTCAATTGCGCGGCGAGCTGAAAAGTATTTTGTGGACGCCTCTTCTCTTTTCGCGCCGTCGCGTTCGATTCTCAGATAAGCTGTGTACTCGTCTTTGAGCTTTTTGAGTTGGTCGCGCGCCTCAATAAAACGGGATTCGGGGCCGCGCTTTCCGCCTGCCCCGCCTGTCGATGGCACGCCTTTGCCGCTTTCTGTAGCGATGTCTTTATCTAAATCGTCGAAACGCTTTTTCGTTTTTGCAATTTCGGCTTCCTGGTTCTTTATTTGAACATTCAACTCTGCGCGCCGTAGTTGAAGGTCAGAATACGCCTCACGGTCTCCGCGTACGCGCGCCTGCGCCATTAGCGCAGTTGCTTCGTCGCGCTGACGTTTTAGGTCGGATAATCCACCTATTAAGCCTTCGCCCAGCGCGCCGACTTCGCGCCGGGCTTTTGCGCGCTCAAGCTTTGCGATTTTTTGCGCTATTTCATAATAAGACCCGGCGTCTTTTGCTAAAGCTTCGTAAGTTGTCCCAAGTAATTTAGCTTTTTCTGTCAGTTCTCTTTTTAGCTGGATTGATTTTAATTCCTGCTCGGCGGTTTTATTTTGTATCGCGCTAAGTCTGTCTAATTCTTGCCCGGTTTTTAGTACAGCATCGCGGATTTTTTGATACTCCCCCGCGATAGTTTCAGCGCCTTTCGCTTTCCCTACATTCGCCAACGCGGCCGCCAAAGCCCCGACACCGACGATCACGGCAGGTATCCACGCAAACCCGGCCATTAACGAACCCACAAGCGGTATTATCGCGGCAATGCTGGCGGCTAGCCCGGCGATAATCGGCGTTAATATAAGGATTTGTTGTGTCGTTTCTCCTAACCCAGAAAACCACTCAGTGAATTTATTCGCTAAATCGGCAGCAATTGCGTAAACCCGTTTCAAAACAGGCTCTAGTCCTTTCCCGATAGTTTGAAACGACTTCTCAACCGCCGCATTATAGCTCGCCTGAGCACCTGCGAGCGTCTGCGTCGAGCGCGCAGCATCGCCCTGGAATTTTTCCGACTCTTTCAGAATGCCGTTGTAAAACTTTTGCAGGGCTGCGGCCTTGCCCATGGTCGCAATGTTTTTATTGTATTCCTGATTGAGGATTTTAACAGGTACGCCGATATTCTCGACTTTTTCCGCACTGTTAGAAAGCAAACCAGCAAGACCTGACGTGACGGCTTCGGCACCGTTGCCGATTGTGTTCTGATATGCGGCGATGTCTGACAGAGCGCCGATGAATTTGCGCGCCTGCTTTTCGTCAAAGCCTAAGGCGATAGCGTCCGCATACCCGCTTGCCGCTTGCGTAAGATTGAGAAAGCCTTCGTCTGCCAGTTCGTTGACGTTCTTTTTCGCAAGCTCAACATTTCGCCCGAAACCTTTAGCGATAGACTCGACGCGCTTCATCGCGCCTTCTAAGCGGTTAAACTCTGACTCCGCCCGACTAAAGAAAGCCTTGAGCCCGACCATTGCCCCCGCGCCAACTACGGCTTGGAAAGCGTTGGAGAAATTCGAGCCGACTTTTTTACCGGCCTCAGACGCCTTTTTCTCGTCATCCTTTAGCCCTTTTTCAACGGCTGCGGAGTCGTAGCCGATCTTAAACTTTACGCCGTCAATGTTGATTTGCTCAGACATTCAGCCCCCAAATAACGCCACGGCTGAACGTCCAAAACCGCAGGTAATTTTCGCGCAAATACGCGCGCTCTACCCCGTCGCCATACCGCTCACCGGCCAAACGGCCAAGGCTGCGCACCTTTGAGACGTAGCGCAGCCAAAGCATAAAGAAAACGCATAGCGATAAAGGTGCTGTAATGATCAGTAGTGCGGTCACAAATATCGCTATGCCTTTTCTCATGCTGAAAACCTCTTTTTCAGTAAGTCAGTTACCTGCTTT